TCTCGAAGAACTTCTGGATCTCCTTCCGCAGCTTCCGCGCCTCGTTCGTAGCCACCTGCTCGTAGCCCTGGAGAAGGCTATCGATCCGCATCATAAACGCGTTCTGGCTCACCGGACTCAGTTGCTGACCCTGCTGAATCGCACCATTCAGGTACTGCATCAACACTCCGATACGACCCGCATAGTTCTGACCCGGCTTGGCCGGCACCGGAATACCAACCAAGAGCGTTGGTATGGTCTTGGTCTCGTCCTCCAGCTCGTCCGCCGCCTTCTGGCCCGGATCCCGGAGCAGCCGCTTCACAAGGCTCGGGTCGTCCAATTCCATGATGCTCTTGTCCAGCTCCACCTGATCCACCCACGGGCTGTTCATAAACAACTGCTTCCGGTTGATGGCCTGCTGAACCATCATCTGCCGGCTCACCATGTCCATGCCACCCTTCGGCTCCAGCTCATACTGATCGTGCAACGCAATCGGGTCTGCCTCCAGCGAGTCCTCCGCAAACCGGTACCGCAGGCTCTTGGAATCATACTGCACATACAATCCCCACGCCTGCCGGTACAATTTGCCCAGTGCCATGCGGAACAGCCGAGCCCGGAGATCCCCGCTCTGCATGGCCTGCGCGTTAATGCTCTGGATCTCGGTCGCGGTCCTCCGATCACTTCCACCGCTCATCACACTGCCCATCGCGTAATCCGGGCTACCGATCCGGTTCTCAGCCACGGCCCGCGTCTGGTTCAGCTCCTGATCAAAGCTCACCGGCGGCTGCGGCATCTGCACCGGAGCGACCCCGTACGGGAGAATCTGCCCCGGCTGGAACCGCAGGTTGATGCTATTGGGCAACTCCCGCTCCGCCCGGAACAGCGGGCGATTGTACAGCGTCATCGCATCATGCTTGTGGTTCCACATCGAGGTCATAGACAGCTCGAACGGAGCCAGGATCTCGCACACTCCACGTGGGCTGAACCAGCCCTTGTCCTTGATCTCGTAGGGGAAATCGATGAATGGCAGTTGGCCATGGTCATACGGGAGCTCCATGGGATCCCGCAGATCCAGATCCACCGCCGCGGGGCTATACAGATACACCTCCCACACCCCGTCATCCCGCTTCCGGTACACCTCCCAGACAATCACACCATCCGTGTTGTTGGTGTACGTGATACCCTCGCGCAACTGCTTCGCATCATCCTCGGTCGCTGCCCCTGGGATATTGTCATCCTGCTGCGGGTTACCCCGGATCTTCTCAATCGTCTTGGAATCGCACTTCCAGCCAAACTGGCCAGCCATCCGCTTGTACGCTGGCACACTCATCGGCATCACATGCACCGCCCAGTCCGCATCCTGCAAATCCGTGGTATACGCCGGCACCACAAAATACATCGGGTCCACCGCCTCAAACCCCACCCGCTTATCACCCGGATTCCAGAAGCACTTCATCACCCCGCGCCCGCTCATCAGCGTGTAATCCACCCAGGAGAGGACCTCGTCAGTAAAGTTGGTCTTCTCCCGGATCTTATAATTGAACCAGTCCTCCGCCACCTTCGTGTACGCGTTCAACTGCTGCCTCATCGGCACAAAGCTGGCCACCACATCCATCCCCAGCGCCTGCTGGAGGAATAGCGGCTTGAGCTTCTCGATCGCGGTATCGATCAGCGGCCAATGCAGATCCGCGGCCTTCGGCCAGGGCTTGTTCGTCCGGCGAAGACCATGATGGCGCAACTCATACCACCGAGTCTGCCGCAGCTCCCACGGGCTCCGCTGGCCCACGGCCTCAACAATCTGCCCCTGCAACGCATTCCGCTGTTTATCGCTCATCATAAATGTCCTCCCCTCCTTTATCCCCCTACCTCGCAACCAGCAAGCGCAACCCCCTCCGGTTCAAGTGGGCCAAGCTCATCCTCCATCCGCTCCAACAGGCTCCGCCCATCCTCGCCCAGCGCCTTCATGTACTCGTCCATCCGCTTCCCGCCACCACCACAGAAGGCCAGCACCATCGCATCCGCCCGATCCGGACTGTTCACCCCGCGAGCCCTCAACTCATCCTTCCCCTCCAGCGTCAACTTTCCCTTCCCGTTCGTCCGCACCTTCCTGCTCACGAACTGCTGGAGCAATACCTCGTCGGTCCCGACCGGCCCCAGGTTCACCTTCCCCTCCTCCACCATCCGCCCGAACTCAATCCACATCTCCGCCGCCCGATTCACAAACTGATCATCCCGGATGGCCCGCTCCCCGAAATTCACCCGCCTCACATCCCAGCCCTCCGCCCTGAGCGCATCGCACATGACAACCCCCATGCCACCCACATCCGCGTAGATGTCCTCAGCCTTCAGCTTCCATTTGCGAAACTCACTGATGAACCGCCCCACACTGGCCATCGTGTCCTTGTCCCGCCAGCGGATCAGCCCCTTCACCGTGTTCCCATGGCGCACCACCATCACGCTCTCATCCCCGCCGGCGCTGAAATCGCAGCCCGCTGTCAACCGGTGCCCCTCTGTATCCTCCTTGGGTGGGCCACTCACCACCTTCTGCCAGTCAGCCGTCTTCACCGCGGTCAGGCTCCCGTCATCCTCCATGAACTCCGCGTAGATCATCGAGCGCACCAATGGATGACCCTCTCCCCAGCGGGCCATCTGCTCATCAATCCACTCCTTCCGGATATGCGGACAATCGTAAGCGGTAACGGTAAAGGTCTGCCACTTGCCGTCATTCCTCCGGAATACATCGTAGAAGTACCCGGAGCTACCACCAGGACTGCTCATCAGCAGAGTCCGCGTCGGCTGGCACCGCTCCATCGACTGGAATATCCCGTCCGGAACCGCCTTCGCCTCGTCCACAATGTACATCAAGTCATTGCTCGGACCCTGCACATGCCAGCCCTCCGCCTTCTCAGGGTTGCTGGCTGAGAATCCAATACACCGGCTGATCAGCTCTTGGCCGTCCACCTTCTTGGGATAGAGGTATCGAATCTCGCCATCCTTGATCGAGAATCCATTCTCCTCCCCTCCCAACCCATTGATCATCTTCCGCAGGTGAGGCCACAACGCGTCGGCCACCTGTCGGTACACACCAGCGGTACACACCACCAAGCTCCCCGGCCAGCGGAGCATGTGCCAGACCACCGCACTCGCCGCCACCATGCTCGTCTTGCCAGAGCCGTTCGCAGCCTTCAGAGCCACCTTCGAGTGCTTCTCGTTCAAAGCGCCAAGCACCGCCTCCTGCCACGCGTAGGTTTCACGTAGGCCAAGCATCATCTTCGGGAAGTTCTTAAGCTGCTGAGCCTCCTCCAATAGCTTGCGCTGCTTCCACGCAGGGATGTGAGAACCCATTCCGAGTGAAGGGGATTTCTTGCGCTTAATTTGCTTGACGGGCATAAAATTTGGTTTGGGACGGGGAGGGGGTATATAGGTAACACCCACCCCCCTCTTGGGGGTCCTGGTCCCCCCGTGGTGTTATTTCCCCCCTCCGAAGGCACCGAGTAGGGCACCGGATACTGATAACTCCTTCCCTCCTTTGCCGGTGTGTTCCAATTGAGCTCGGGCGACGTAGCCTCGGGTTCGCTCAAGCAACCATGCGGATCCTTGCCAACCTGGACCGCAGGAACGGACTACGGATGTGAGGTCATACTCGCCCCTGGTTTTCGCAGCATCGATCTCCTCCTTTCGTTCAGGGTATCGCAGCAAGTACTTGGCGAAGGTTTTATCCGTCATGCCTGCAAGGTGACACAAGCGATCGAAAGGGATCCCGAGTGAAGCGCCGTCGAGGACCCGGTTCCAATTGGAAGGAGCAACCTCCTTTGGTGGAGGACCTTTTTTTAGTGGCTTCCGGACAGAAGGAATTGGTGCCTCTTTCCTTTCCACCCTTTCCACCACAACTACTTCCTTTTCCTTCACCTTGGCCATGGATTCACTTTGCCCCATAAAGTGAACCACTCTGAAATAAATGTGAACCGACGTTGACAAGTGCAGCCTCCTTTGGTTTAATCCCTTCACGCTCTCCGATATGGGGGCATTCAAAACACCATGAAACCACGCTCCAAACTCCTCCGTGCGCTAGCCTTCCTTGCGCTCAACCTCCTCCTCCTTCCAATCATTTGGCTTCTGGCCGATGCTTTGATCGGAGGTGCAAATTGAACCCTTCCCATTACCTACCGAACCTAATCGCCTACGTTCAATGCACCCGTAGATATGGGCACTGCTACGTGCACGCCTGCGTGCGCCAATCCATGTTCCGTTTCGACGGTGTCCTAGGTGAAGTCAACGGGCGACGGGTTCGCCTGACTTGGACAGGTTACGGGCGCTCATTACAAGCGGGCGGGCACAAATATAAAGCCCACGCACGCTATGGCGATGGAAAGCCCGTTCCGACTAAATTGCTTCGTTCTATCGTTCCCATTGCCAACGGAGGTGCCCAATGAACGGCTTCATTCTCCACGAAGACACCCATCGTGTGATCATCGCGACCGGCTTCTCCAAAGCTTCGGACAACCGGAAAACGGGAGACATGGTCCAAGTGTGGATTCTGGTCAAATCCTGCGACCCCGTCCGCGCAATTCAGGAAGGCCTCGATCGATTGATTTGCGGCAATTGCATGCATCGCGGGCACGAAGAGAACGGGCGCTTCGGAGTCGGGCGCTCATGCTACGTAAATCCTGGCCAAGCCCCCCAAGGAATCTGGAAAGCGTGGAAAGCGGGCCGATACTCTCCCTTGCGTAGTCTCGAGTGTTTCGCAGGCCGGAAAGTTCGCTTCGGAGCCTACGGGGACCCGACACATTTGCCGCTTTCCCTTGCGCTAGCAATTGCGGGCGTTGCAAGCGGGCACACAGGCTATACCCATCAGTGGAGAAAACCCTCTTTGCAACCTTGGCGTTCCCTTTTGATGGCCTCCGTTGACAGCGTGGCGGAACTGGTCATTGCCCGTTCCCTTGGCTGGTCAACCTTTCGCGTCGGCTCCGAAGCTAGCCCTGGCGAGTCCCTTTGCGCCAGTGAACGCATCGGAACCCCCTGCATGGATTGTCTCATATGCGCGGGTGCTCGGGGCGGACTCGAGTCTGTCCATATTCCCCCCCATGGAACCGGAGCCACGCATTTCAAGGAAGGAGTGACCAAGTGAAATTCCTTTCCCCCCCTGTCAATTCGCTCGAGGCAGTTTTCCCCGGAAAGGGAAAGCGGGCGAAGGAGATCTTCCGGATGAGCCGTCGTGAGCTCGAGCAATTGCCCGCGGGCGCTGCACGGGTTCGGGAATGCTACAACCCGCCTTCAACCCGGGACCTCCGGATGGAATGCCTGAACGAATTGCTCGAGACCCATGGGGTTGAGGCTTTCGAGACCGAAAAGGGTTGGTGCTATTACCTGAACGTAGGTGACCCATACGTCACGACGGTCTTGAAATTCAACGGGCACTATCGTCTCTGCTGTTGGGGAGACATTGCCGAAAGGTACGCGGTATGAGCGACCTTTTCCGCGCCCTAGGCTATCTTCTCCTTGGCGCTCTCTTCGTTGCCCTTATGGTTCTCTCAGCCCTAGCCGGGAACGGTTGACGAGTAGGCCATCCCCCCCCTTCGCCCCCGTATGGTTCGCCCTGCGGGGTTTTTTGTTGCCCTGATCCTGTCTCCACTCGCCCCGCTATTCCGGAGCCCGCAGCGCCCCGATTGCGCCCCGTCTCGCCCCCTTCCTTCCTTCCTTCCCAGTCAACCCTACCCCCGGAGCCAGGTTTCGCCCCCCTAGGACACGCCATGTCCGACGGCTTCGATTTAACACAAGCGCCCGTCACTTATGTCACAAGCGCCCGTATCCAGTCTTCTGATTTATCACTATTCCCCAATCCTCCATAAGCCATACGGAATTCGGAATTCGGAAATTAGAAATGCTAATGCCCCGATACCTCATCATGGAGCGGGATCGAGTTGGCCAATCATCCGTGGG